TGAGCAAGCACAACAGAAACCACCGTCAGGGAAACCTGCAGGCCAGCGGCACGGAGTCCCAAAACGCCGAAACGGTGGATGGGTCAACAGCCTGCGAAAACGTTAAGGCACCGAGGGCACGGGTAACGGAGTTTGTCCCGCAGCCATGCTCCACGTGTCAGGCGTTGCGTGATCTGGACGCCAAGATTGACGGGCGGTCGTGTTCTCGGGTATACAGTACGCAGGGCCGCACGCGGTATTGTAAGTGTGGTTTTTGCGGGGCGACGTGGAAAGAACTTGCAGATAAGTGATTCAATGATACGATAGATGCAAGCCATCAGTGCTGTGATGGTTTACTAGATCAATGGCGGAAACGCCGTGAAGAAACCCTCCGCAGGCCAGCACGCTTGCGCGAGGGTTTTTTAATAGGTGAGTACATGGAAAAGACGTTAGCAACATATCATCGCGTTAATGAATTATTGCGATATGACCAAGCAACAGGTGAACTACGATGGAATGTCAGTCGTGGAAAAGCGAAAGCACACGCTATCGCTGGGGTGAGGTGGACTACACAGAATAAAACGTACATAGTCGTGACTATCGATTCAAGGCAATATTTCGCACATAGGGTGGCCTGGTTGTTAGTGAAAGGAGAATGGCCAAAACACAATATTGACCACCGTAACGGGAATGGTATAGACAACCGAATCGAAAACTTACGAGATGTACCGCAGCGACAAAACAACAAAAACAAGCGGCCGAAGGTGGCTACTGAAAAGCAGTGGGGAGTTCGATTTAATCAAGGACAATGGCAGGCACAGATTCGCGTTGATGGTGTGGTGCGTTATTTGGGAGGATTTCGAGAACGACACGATGCGATAGCGGCAAGGAAAAGGGCTGAAGTGATTTATGGATTTGACGCAAATCACGGAGTGGCTATATCAAAGGTGAACCAATGAGCGTGTCAATTTCGCACCACGAGCAGGAGCTGTTGCAGTTAAAGCAACAAATAGACGAGTTAGCTGAATCGCGGAAAAAACTGGTTGTAGACATTACTTTGGAACGCGAGTTTTACGAGCGGAGATGTAATAGGTACGAAATTCAAATCGCTGCACTTGAGCAAAGAATGCTGCCTTTTTTAAAACTAGAGGAAGCCAACACAGTGGCAGAACAACTAAAAACATGGAATGCACTGAACCCAAAACCGAAGCAGAACCAAAAGACAAATAAAACACGACGGCCAATCAAAAAGCTCCGGATGGCAGTAAAGGCTAAAAGACAGAGTAAAAAAACGACTAACAGTGTCGCTCGCCGACAAACAATGGAATCTGTAGAAACACATTTACTGTGAGTCGCGTGTTACGCATTCGCAAACTTCATTGCCCCATAGAAGAACATTCCCAGTCCGGCCAGAATCAGTAGGATTCCGAAACCGTTAATCATTGAATAATACCAGTCCGTGTCAGGCGTTGACGGCTGGTTATTGGCAGTGGCTGATATATCGCCACCCAGTAACGCGACAATCGGACCTGCTACAAGAATTACACCAGCTGCTGTTTTGCTCATGACCACTCTCCTAAAAGTGTGAAGCCACATTACCACACCATAGCATATCACCGCCAGTAATCTTTGCCAATTTCACCGCAGTGGCACGACACTGCAGGCATGGCAACACCCGCATCATTGCTGGCACAGATTGACGCAGCGATCGAAGCACTGCTGACCGGCGGTGCGTCATCGTACTCGATCGGATCCCGCACAGTAACCGCACTCGACCTGTCAACGCTGTTTGAACAGCGAAACATGTTACAGACGCAGGTTGACCGCGAATCAGGCGGCGGAATGTTTCGCCTCGCCAAGATGCAGAGGACCAGTCGATGATTGGTTCCACCATCGATCGCATCGTGGGAATGCTGTCACCGGCAGCCGGTGTACGTCGCACAATGCAGCGGCGCACGCTTGAACGCATGTATGCGGGGGCGGAAGCCAATCGGCTGACGAACAATAAAAAACCCCGCAACCAGTCAGCAGACAGCGAGCTTCTCGGCCCATTCGGAGCAGACGCACTGCGGGCGTGGTCCCGTGCTCTGGTTCGAGACAATGCGTATGCCTGGGGCGTTGTCGATACCATTGTCAGTTCAGTGGTTGGTTGCGGTATCACTGCTCAATCTCAGGTGGAAACGCCTGAAGGCACTGACATTGAGGACGTGAACGAATCACGCGACAAGGTTTGGTCGGAATGGTGCGAGGTCTGCGACGTCAACGGACGGTTGAATTTTGCAGAGATCCAGCAGCTCGCACAGCGTGAAATGGTTGAGGCCGGTGAAGTCCTGATTCATCTGGTTAAAACTCCGTCGCTCAAGTATCGCGGAATCTATCGCCCGGTGCCCCTTGCGATCGAATTGATTGAAGCCGACAGACTCGCGACTGAGAAGGACACATACAAGGTCCGCAGCACAGACGGAAACCGCATCACGCGGGGTGTGGAACTGGATGAACTCGGCAAGCCGTTAGCGTACTGGATCTATCCGGAGCATCCGAACGGACCATACACGACCGGACGTCAAGAACCGGAACGAATCGACGCGAAAGACATTTTGCATTTGTACCGGATGGACCGTATCGGGCAGACTCGCGGCGTGTCGTGGTTTGCTCCTGTCATGTCATGGCTGCGGGATCTCGGCGTATACGTCGATAACGAAATTCAGGCTTCCGCAGTCGCCTCTTGTTTCGGTATCGCCATCAAAACAAATGGCCGTCCCGGTGCGGGGCTGATGCCGTCGACCGATTCCGAATCAACCGACATAAACGGCAACCGGCTGGAGTATCTCGAACCGGCGATGGTCACCTATTTAAACGAAGGTGAATCCATTGAGTCAATCAATCCTGGTCGACCAAACTCAGCATCCGAGCCGTGGATTAACCTCATGCTGCGAGGAATCAGCGTCGGCACGGGGCTGAGTTACGAAGTCGTCTCCCGCAACTACAGCGGCACCAGTTACAGCAGCAGCCGTACAAGCATGCTGGAAGATCGTCGACGTTTTCGCCGATGGCAAAAATACATGGTGCAGCACTGCTGCCAGCCGGTTTGGGATCGATTCAATGATCAGGCCGCGACGGCTGGCGTGGATGGCTTTGCCTCGATGACAGACATTCTGGCCGACCGCCGAACGTCAACGGCTGTCGAATGGCAGACCCCGGCATGGGAATGGGTGGACCCACAGAGCGAGCAGTCAGCGTCGGATTCCGCACTGACGTCATTCCAGAGCACATACCAGGACGAACTTGGACAACGTGGCAAGAACTGGCGGAACGTGTTCTACCAGCGAGCCAAAGAGGAAAAACTGAAGCGATCTCTGGGACTTGTTACGGCAGACATGGCGAACGTGGAAGCTGCTCAGGCAGAAGCTCAGCAGTTATCCGCCACTGGCGCAGCAGCGATCGCGGATACCACAGCGAATCAACCGACCGGCGAAATGTCTGACATGTCGCGGCTGCAGTGGGGTAGAAATCGTAAAGCGATCGAGGACATCCTTGCTGAACTGATCGCAGGCACTGCAACCGAGACCAAGGCACGAGTGTTTTTGCAGACACTGGGGCTGACAGAAGCGACTGCGAGTGCCCTGATTACTGATGCACTGGACGGCACTGTTGACACAGACCTGACTCAGGTTCCTGAAACGGAGATGGCAGCGGATGCCACGTAAGCCGGGAAAACTTCCAACAATACCGAAAGCGAAACGCACAAGCGTTGTTCTGCGCTCGGTCGGGTACGGAAACGGTGTATCTGATGTGGTGATCGCCACAGAGACCCCGGTACGGCGTTACGACGAAGAGCGTGGCTATGTAATCAGCGAAGTACTGCTGATGGAAGGCGTTGTTCTCCGCACCAATCAAGCACAGATCCCGATTGTTGATTCTCACGATGATTCCACGGTGCGGAACATTTTCGGAAGCGTTCGCAGTCTGCAGGTGGTCAATGGCGAGTTACACGGAACCCCCAGTTTCGCCAGTGATCCGGAAGCTCAGTTGATTTGCCAGCGAATGAATGAAGGGCACATCACTGACTTTTCAATCACCGCTCTGCCTCTTGAATCACTGTTTATTCCTCACGGCAAGTCCTTCACGACAAGTCGCGGGGCTGTCATCGATGGTCCGGCAGTTATCCACACGCGATGGCAGCCGCATAACGCTTCGATCTGTGCCACTGGTGCGGACGAACTTTCCACAGTACGC